GGAACCAACCGCCATTTCAAACGCCGGCCGTCAGAGGACGATGCGTCGGCCTGTATCAAATTGTTCGGAAAGGAAGGTTCCCAGCAGGTTTATAAGGTAACGGATTTCGGCGATACCGGAACGGCTCAAAGCCCCGTCGATATCTGCATGTATGAGGAAGGCCTCCGGTTTAACGAGGCTATTCTTAAACTTGCATCCATGTACAACGTAACCGACGAACTCAACCGTAACGTAAACAAGCCGGACATCCGTAAGGTTCCGGCCTCCCAAGATCAGAAAGACGGTACTAAAATTTTCGAGCTTGCCGATCATCTCGCCCCGGATCAGTTACGCATACTCGGCCCCCGTGTCACCCAGGAGAACGCCGAGGCCCTGCACTGGTATTCGGCCAAATATATAGGGTATGTAAAGAATCGCGAGGTAACCTATAAATACGCGACTGCGACATACCCTATCTTTATGCGCGAATGTCTGGTAAAACCGGCCGAAGGCGACACGCCCGAAGTGAAGTTCTATAAAATATACGAGCCTCTGAATCCGGACAAACAGTGGCGTTTTTCCTACACCCCGGAAGGTGTCAAGCCGAGGGACTATATAAACGGTCTTTCCGAACTGAAGGCCTTATACCGGGAATTTAATTCCAGGGAAGAAGCCGCATTTAAAAAGAATCCGGCCAATGCAGAAAAGCCTTATAAGGAGCAGAAGCTGCAGGAGGCGTTTATATGTTCCGGAGAGCGCGACGCCCTGTGTGTCAAGTCGCTGGGCTTTTCCCCGATCTGGTTTAATTCGGAAACGTATAAACTTTCCGAACAGGACTACAAGGAGATCATGAAATACGTTGAAATCCTGTATAACATACCCGATATCGACACGACGGGCAGGGTGAAGGGTACGGAACTTGCACTGCGTTTCATTGATATCCACACGATCTGGCTACCGGCCTGGCTTACCACTTACCGGGACCAGCGGGGCAAACCCCGTAAGGACTTCCGGGATTTCATGGAATTAAGAAGCAAGAACGAGGATTTCCGTAACCTTATGACGCTTGCCATGCCGGCCAAATTCTGGTATTCTAAGTTTAACGAGAAATCCCGACAATGGGATCACAACATAGATGCGGACTGCCTTCACTACTTTTTGCGTCTTAACGGTTTCTATTCGCTTCATGATGAAAATTCCAGTTCAACGAAATACATCCGTATTACCGGCAATATCGTAAAACTGATCAAGGCAAAGGATATCCGGAAGTTTATCCGCAGTTGGGCCCAGGACAGTTTTTTATCCCGCGATATCAGAAACTTAATTTTGAACAGTCCCAAGCTGTCAGATACGGCCCTGGACAATTTGCAGGAAATAGAACTGGACTTTACCAATTATACCCATAATACGCAGATGTTCTTCTTTCCCGGTTGCAGCATGGAAGTAAGCGGTACCGGTATAAAAGAGCATCCGGCCAACGGCAGCACATTGTCCCACTACGTTTGGGAAGAAAACGTACTGAAACACAAAGTCCGTCTTATGGACGACATGTTTACTATTTCCCGTAAAAAAGACATAGAGGGCAACGATGTTTTTGATATCCGGATAAATGCCGTCCCTTCTAACTTTTTCGGCTATGTAATCAATTCGAGCCGCGTTTACTGGCGTAAGGAACTGGAATATAATTTCGACGACAAGAGCGTGGGGGAAGCGGAATCCTACCGGGAAAAACATAAATTCGATATCGAGGGGGAAGGTCTCACGGCGGAAGAAGTGGCCGAGCAGAAAAGGAACCTTATCAACAAGATCTTTACTATCGGTTATATGTTGCACCGTTATAAATCCCCTTCGCGTGCCTGGGCACCACAGGCCATGGATAACAAGATCGGTGAAGACGGTGAATGTAACGGGCGTTCGGGCAAATCATTCATGTTCAAAGCCCTTTCCTACTTTATGAAGACTGTCAAGCTTTCCGGCCGTAATCCCAAGTTAATGGATAACCCGCATGTGTTCGACCAGGTAAACCAGCATACCGACTTTATCCTGGTGGATGATTGCGACCGGTATCTTAATACGGGCCTGTTTTACGATATCATCACGTCAGATATGACCGTGAACCCGAAGAACAACCAGTCGTTTACTATACCTTTCGAGGAATCGGCCAAGCTGGGATTTACAACTAATTATGTTCCTATTGATTTTGACCCGTCTACGGAAGCCCGTTTGCTGTACCTGGTATTCTCCGACTACTACCACCAGCGTACGGAAGATAACGACTACCGGGAAACGCGTTCTATCCGGGACGATTTCGGTAAGGATTTGTTTTCCAAGACGTATTCCGAGAACGAGTGGAACGCCGATATAAATTTCTTCTTGCAGTGCTGCCGTTTTTACCTTTCCCTTTGCGAGGAATCTATAAAATTGCTTCCGCCCATGGAAAACATTATCAGGCGTAAATACAAGGCCGATATGGGTAATAACTTTGAGGACTGGGCGAACTCTTATTTCTCTCCGGACAGCGATCACCTGGACAGCTTTATCGTCCGTGAAAAGGCCTTCGCCGATTACAAAAGCTTTTCCGGTGTGAATAAAATCACGATGCAGCGTTTTACAAAGGCCCTCAAAGGCTTTGTGGCCCTTTGCCCTTACATTGACGAACTCAACCCGAAGGACCTTTGTAACTCCCAGGGACGTATCGTACGCAAGGATAACGACGGCAAGGCCGCCGACATGATCTATCTGCGTTCATGCGGCACGGCGGAAACGGCTGCCGGTGGTGGAACGGAACCGGCCGATCCGACACTCATGTTTGTACCTGATGAACGACCGGATGAATGAATAACGCGCATTTGAAATTAAACAGCATGTCCGAGTTTACCGCGCTCTGGAACAGCGGCGAGAGGTTCCGGACTTTCGCCGAACAGGTTTACCGCTATCTGAAACGTATGAAACCAGGTACCGTCCTGATGCTGGAACGCTATTCTGGCGAGCAGCTTGAATGGATCATCAAAACGGCCTGTGTTTTTATCCTGGAAGGTGACAATTCCCTGGAGTATGAATTTAACGAAGACTATACGGCCGTCGTGCACCGCCATGTGGACCCGGATGTTAAGAAATGGATTTTAAGCAGGTGCAAACATCGCGTATAAGGCGGACCGTAGCCGGTATAAAATACGAAAAGAGGGACCAGATACGAAAGTGTCGGCCCCTCTTTTCGTATGGAAACAGATGCGTCCTGCCCGGCTTCCCTCCCCATACCCCACCTCTATTTCATACAAAATTTTAGTAACCTTGTAACCTTTGTTTGTTTGAAAGAAAAAAGTCTGAAAATCAAATGAATAAATAGGAAATAGAGGTTACGAAGTTGCAGTTACAAAACAGTTACAAACTTTTCCGGTTTGTAACACCGGCCTTTTTATCTTCTACCGGTAAGCCCGGTTACAAACTGTTTTCCGGCCATTTTTTTGTAACGGAAATTAGTAACGTTGCTAAGTTGCTAAGATACAGAAATTTATCTTTTCCGGTTGCCCGGTTACGAAATTACAAAAATTTAGTACCGGATTATATCAGCACAGCCCGGCGGAGAAAATGCCGGGCGTGTGGCAGCAGGAAAAAGTGTATTATAATTATTCTCCCGGAGTATATTTATCAAAATGGCGGTCGAAAGCCTACATTTTCCCGTAAATAGCAGAACAACAGTCCATAAAGGAATATCTTTGCCTTTAAAAAGGAATGTTATTGCTATGATTACCACCCGAATACAGATTGAATCCTACCTGGCCGAATACGTCCGGGGCAAATATTACGACGAAACGGTCGGTACCGTCCGTTTTCCTTCCTCGTCCGATATCTATGTGACCGTTTACGATCTCATGGAGAAACGGCCGGTAAATTGTCCGGCTGACCGTGGCAACCTGGAGTTTATGCTGCCTGACCGCCGGGAGGCCAATTTTGCTGGCGGCAAGTCCCCGGAACAGTTCAATTACATTTCCGTACGCGGTACCGCCATTCTTGAAAAGCGTCTGCGTGCCCTGATGTGGGCCGAGCTGCACGAACTCATGGACGAAAACAAGCACCTGCGCGGAATCGAGTTTAAAGAAACCGTTTTCACCTTCCTGAAAAAGTATGATATCTCTTCCATTCAGGAAGACGGGTTGCTGAAAAACTACCAGCGGTGGCGGGACAGTTTCAGGCGCAAGAAAAAAAGGGCCTATAACCGAAAAAAAGTGTAAAAAAGCAAGTTATTTTTTACCTACCAATTGTATCTGTTTGTCCTTTTTTGTCCGGTTTTTGGCTGAAAAACGTCTGAAAAATGCTGAATATTTGATTATCAATACTTTATATCTGTAATTATGTCAAAAAAGTTAATATCCGCTGCGCATAGTCTGCAACTGGTTCCCGTTTACAACATTATTCATTTCGGCGTGGTGCGTTCGAAAGCTGTTCTCCGCTCTATCGGCAAACCTGATATTCTTATGATCGTACCGGGAACTTTAAAGCCGGGTGACACCAGAAACGAAGACGTCTATACTAAAAAACATACCTTCAAACTTGCCGGCGTGTCGCAAAGTAAGACGCTTTACCTGGCAAATCTGCAAGCGATACCCTTTGTCGCTCTCTATACTGACGAAACCGGTAATACCCGTGTTTCCGGCTCCCCCGATTATCCGCTTGCCTTTTCTTTTGAGATCGGCAGTGGCCTTTATGACTGCACCCTGTCCGGTACTGGTCCGGACGTTGATGCGTTCCTTTAGGCTCTCTTTCAGTCCTTCTTCGCCTTTCATATAGGTGTTTTCTTTGTCGTAAAAAAAGAGAACGTGGACAAAATACAGGAGATTTTTACAGCCCCTTGGGCAATCGCTGATAATGATTATTACCGGTTGCTTTCTTTACTTGTGCCGTGTGTTGCAGCCGGCAACCTGGATGCGATCGAAAAACGGCTCGACAATAATAAAATAACCGCCTACGCCACTACGCCTTACCTTGCTGACCGGTGGGAATTGGACGACGACACCCTGCCTGTTGACAGCGTGGCCGTCATAATCCTGGAAGGTACCTTGTATTCCTGGGAGACTTACCGCCTGGAAAAGCAGCTCCGTGATATTTCCGATAATCCTAAGATTTGCGGCGCGGTCCTGTGGATCAACGGTCCGGGCGGCATGGTTGCGCATGTGGACCTGGCAGCTAAAATGATCGCCGAATCTTCCAAACCTATAGCTACCTACGTGGCCGGTACCATGGGTAGTGCCCATTTCTGGCTGGGAACCGCCGCCGGCAGAACCTTTATCGCTTCCCCTATGTGTGAAGTCGGTTCCGTCGGTATCATGCTTACTTACCAATCCTTTAAGAACTATTTCAAGAAACAGGGCATTGATTACCGGGAAATCTATCCGGATAGTGCCGATCTGAAAAACTATGAAACCCGCGCGATTGAAGATGACAACAACGAA